CAGTCTGCAATTGCATCGATTTACAGCTACTTCGAACTCAACAAGGGCAATCCACTTGTGGTCATTCCGACTGCTGGCGGCAAAAGCCTGGTCATGGCCTCGTTCATCGACGGGGTTCTCAAGGCCTGGCCCGATCAGCGCATTCTGGTGGTGACCCATGTCCGCGAACTTATCGCCCAAAACCATGCGGAGATGCTGGGGCTTTGGCCCGAAGCGCCTGCCGGGATTTACTCGGCAGGTCTTGGCCGCCGCGATGCAGATGCACGTATTCTGTTCGCAGGCATTCAGTCGGTCCACCGCCGCCCTGCGGAAATCGGCCACTGCGATCTCGTCCTGATCGACGAGGCCCATCTCATCCCTGGCAAGCAGAGCACGATGTACCGCCGCTTCCTGAACCAGATGCAGCGCATCAACCCGTCGCTAAAGGTGATCGGGCTGACGGCCACACCATTCCGCCTGGATTCCGGGATGCTCCACGAAGGCGACAATGCGCTGTTCAGCGACATTGCTTACGAGGTGTCTGTCCGGGATCTCATTGAAGATGGCTATCTCAGCCCGCTGGTGTCGAAACAGCCAAGGACCAAGCTTGATGTAAGCGGCGTCGGCACACGCGGCGGCGAATTCATTGCCCGCGACCTCGAGAAAGCGGTCGATAAGGACGCAATCACCCGCGCTGCCGTCGATGAGATCATGGCCTACGGCAAGGGCAGGAAGTCGTGGCTAGCATTCTGTTCGGGCGTCAGTCACGCGACCCACGTTGCCGAGGAGTTTCGCCGCCGCGGGATCAGGTGCGCCACCATTTTCGGCGAGACCTCCAAGGATGAGCGCGACCGCATCATCGCTGAGTTCAAGGCCGGCAACATCCGGGCGTTGGCTTCGATGGGGGTTCTGACGACAGGCTTCAATGCGCCGGCCGTAGATCTGATCGCCATGCTGCGGCCGACCAAGTCGGCTGGCCTTTACGTCCAGATGGCTGGCCGTGGGACGCGGCTCGCCCCGGGCAAGCAGGATTGCCTCGTTCTGGACTTCGCCGGCAACGTAAAACGTCACGGCCCCATCGACCTCGTCAAGCCGAAGCGGCCAGGTTCGGGCGAAGGTGATGCGCCGGTCAAGGTCTGCCCGGACTGCGACAGCATAGTTGCTGCTGCTGCGCTAGAATGTTCAGATTGCGGCTATATCTTCCCGGCGCGCAAGGTGAAGGTAGCGCCCACAGCTTCGACGCTGGCTGTGCTTTCGTCCGCGAAGCCTCAGCATTCAGCATGGCTGCCAGTCTCGAATATTTCCTATCAGCGCCATGATAAGCCCGGCGGGCGCCCATCACTGAAGGTTACTTATCAGTGCGGCCTGTCCCGGCACTCCGAATGGATCTGCCTGGAGCACCAGGGCTTTCCTCGCACCAAAGCAGAAAGCTGGTGGCGTGAACGTGCCCCGGGAATACCCATTCCGGCCTCGGTTAATGCCGCACTCCAACTGACCAGCCGTCTGCGCCGCCCCAGCCACATAACCGTGCGCCCTTCGGGCAACTACACCGAAATCAACAAGGTCAAGTTCGACACATGCAATACGCAAACCCCGGGCTCTGCTCGGTCTGCCATCGCCAGCCCCGCGGCTTCGGCTGGTTCATCCCGTACTATCGGGTCTCCGATCCCCGCCGGGACGAAAGCCGGAAGTATCTTTGCAGCCGCGTCTGCCAGGACCTCTGTCACCGGAGGCAGGGCATGATCAACACCAGCCGCAACGAACAGGCCGCAATGGTCAAAGGTGGCCAGGCTGGCGGCCGCTTCCTCGAACATATCGGCAAGACCGACCTTGCAACCCTTAACGATGGGGAGTGGGCAGGTTTCGTTGAGCATCTGGTCACGGGGTACTGCGACCATCTGCGCGAACTTGCTGCTGACATGTCGGAGTGCCCATTCTGATGCCAGCATCCTTCATGGCGCAGCTCGGCTCGCGCCTTATCGCCAATGGTTATACGATCCTGCCCATCGCGCCCGGCACCAAGAAGCCGGGTCGGTTCCAGCGCAGTACCTGGGTCGATTATCCCGAATGGAACCGACACGCGGAACGCCCAACAACCGAGGTCGAAATCACGACTTGGTCTGGTTGGCCCGACTGCGCCATCGGCGTTGTGGCGGGTGCTGTTGCGGCGATCGACATAGACATTCTGACTGATCCGGAACTTGCGTTGCAGATCGAGCAGTTGGCCCGTGTTCGGCTTGGCGACACCCCAGCGCTGCGTATCGGCCGGGCACCGAAGCGCCTGCTAGTCTATCGCACCAGGGAACCGTTCCGAGGCATCCGACGGGCCCCGCTCGAGGTGCTGTGCCTTGGCCAACAGTTCGTCGCCTATGCCAACCACCCCGATACCGGCCAGCCCTATGTTTGGCCTGAAGAAGGGCTGGCCGAACTCGATCTGGAAAGCCTGCCGATTATAGACGCAGACATGGCGGCAGCCTTTGTCGAAGAAGCTATGGCCCTGATCCCAGCAGAGCTTCGGCCAGCAAGTCTGGCAGCGCCTTCGTGCGCAGGTTTAGCTGCGCCGGGCCATGCCCAGACCGGCACCTTGGAGGCCATCTGTTGCGCAATGAGCCACATACCCAATAACGACCTCGACTATGACAGCTGGGTGCGTATTGGCATGGCCATCAAGGGCGGACTTGGTGAAGCGGGAAAGGATGTCTTCACGGACTGGTCCGATCAGGCATCAAAGAACGAGGTCGCTGCTACAGAAAAGGCATGGGCCAGCTTTCGCCCGGACCGGATCGGTGCGGGCACGGTCTATCACCTCGCGATGGAACGCGGCTGGAAGCCGGATCCCTGCCTGATCCTAGATGGTAGCCTGCCGAAAGGTGACAGCCATCCGGCCGCGGGCCTCCTGGCAGGCCTTGGGGGTGAGTTTGCTCCCGATAGTCCGGTTGAAACCAAGACCACTTTCAACCTGACAATACCGGGCGGGCTTGTCGGAGATCTGACCCAATATATGATCTCAACTGCACGCAGGCCGCAGCCCTTGCTTTCGCTTGGGGCTAGCCTTTGCGCGATCGGCGCGCTTATGGGCCGCCTCTACCGCACCGAGAGCAACCTACGCTCCAACCTCTATGTAGTTGGGATCGCTGACAGCGGATCAGGCAAGAACCATTCGCGCGAGATCATTAACGAGGTACTGTTCGAGGCGGGGCTTGCGAACCACCTTGGCGGAAACAAAATCGCGTCGGGCGCGGGGCTGTTGACCGCCCTACATCGCCAGCCTGCGATCCTGTTCCAGATCGATGAGTTCGGGATGTTCCTGGCGGCCGCTGCCGACCGCAAACGCAGCCCGCGCCACATCACCGAGATTCTCGACAACATGACCGAGCTCTATACCTCGGCCGGCGGGATATTCCTTGGCGCGGAATATGCCAATCGCGATGGCACAAACGAGCGGCGTGATATCGTCCAGCCCTGCCTTAGCGTTTACGGCACTACGACCCCGCTTCACTTCTGGGGTGCGCTGCAAGGGGCCAATGTGGTGGACGGCTCGCTGGCCCGCTTCTTGATCCTGCCCAGCGACGATGACTATCCTGATGAAAACGTTGCTGTTGGTCTTCGCACCCCGCCAGCCGACCTTATCGACGGATTGCAATTGCTGGCCTCCGGTGGCGGGCATCAGCGCGGCAATCTGGTGGGTGCCACCTCGGGGCCACAGACAGCTGTGTCGCTGACCACTGTGCCTATGAGTACCGATGCGCGCGAACGGTTCAAAGCATTGAGCGAAGAGATTACCGGGGAACTGCGTGCGGCCTCGGGCACGGCCTTCACGGCCATCCTGGCACGCATCGGCGAAATCGCCATGAAGCTTGCCATGATCGTGGCCGTTGGACGCGATCCGGCCGCCCCCACCATTGCGATCGACGACGCTGAATGGGCCATCGCCTTTGTGCGGCACTACGCCCAGCGCGCGATGGAAGCTGTTGACCGCCATGTGGCCGATACCGAAACGGAGGCGCTCCTCAAGCGGCTGCGTGAAGTTATCCGGGCTGCAGGCGCCAAGGGGATCACCAAGTCTGAGCTAACCCGCGGGACCCAGTGGCTGAAATCCAGGGACCGTGACGACATCATCCAGACGCTGATCGAGAGCGGCGACATTACGACTGGCATGCGTGGCTCGGCGACACGGCAGGCTATGGTCTACCGGCTAGCCCGCTGGTCCGGTGGATGGCGCGACGCAAGCGGTCGCAAAGTTGAACTGAGGCAGGCCGCCAAACCATGAACCACACAATGCCCGCTAGGTCCTTCAAGGCCACACAATCCCTCAAATGCAACTTTTAGCCATGCAAGTGCATGATTTGGCGTTATAAATGGAGAAATCAAGGATGGTTCAATCTTTCAAGGAGAGCCCTATTTACCCCTCGCGGGCGCGTGCCTTTTATAAGGAGAAATGTATCCCTTATAAAAATAATAATAATTGAATGATTACATATTACCCATACTTCTCAAGGGCTTGGCTGCTCTGAAGTTTCAATCAGCCTGCATGAAGCCCTAGAAAGATCTCGGATGGTTTCCCCCGTCCTGATGAAGACCTGACCAGACCCATCTTCGGGTTCGGGCGAGCTCCCAGCCTTCACCGGCCTAGAACCTCGCCCCGACCACCCCACACGAAGAGGAGGTCGTCATGACCCTGCCTGAATTTAAGGCTGCTGCCTGCTACAATGCAGTTCAAACGAATGGCTGCGGAACCATCCGCTTCGGCGCCAAGCTGGCCCTCGACCTTGGCACCAGCACTGGCTGGGCACTGCAGACGGGCGAAGATTTTATCACCAGCGGCACGGTGTCGCTCAAGCACACCCGCTTCGATGGTGGCGGCATACGTTTCCTGCGCTTCCGCCGCTGGCTGGAACAGCTCGACCTCGATGCCGGGCCGATCGAGGCAATCCACTTCGAAGAGGTACGTCGGCATGTCGGGACAGATGCCGCCCATGTCTACGGCGGCCTACTCGCCACTCTCTGTGCATGGTGCGAGGAACATGGCGTCGCCTACCAGGGCGTGCCGGTCGGTACGATCAAGCAGTTCATCGCCGGCAAGGGTAATGCGGACAAGGCCGCAGTCATCGCAGCTGTTCGCGCCAGGGGATTTAATCCCGCCGACGATAATGAAGCTGACGCCATCGCCATCCTGCTCTGGGCCATTGAGACCCGCGGAGGCGTGTTATGAGTCGCGGTCGGAAGCGGAAATCTGGCCGCCGCCACCCCTGCGGCAAGCTGGTCAGGCCATCCACCGGCGAGACCCAGGCTGACGTGCTAGCCACGGCGGTGGAAGCCCGGCGTCGGCAATATGGGGTCACCGCCAAGCAAGCCCGAGATGAGCGGCTGGGATCGGCGCTGGGGCGGCTGGCCTTCGGTGGCCTGATCACCGCCGACCAGTATTCAGCCGGTCAGGTCTATGCCACCACCATGGGGCGCTACAGGGCGATCATGGGGTTGCCCACAGATCAACCACGCTCAATGATGGCCCTGCTGATAAACGAGGGCATCTTTGCCAGTGGGGACGTTGTCCACGCCCCTGACTTGATCGAGAAGGTGCGCAGGCAAGCGGCAGCGGTACAGCTGATACTGCGGTCCTGTGGTTGCGCACCTGGCTGCGACGGAGGTCGTGCGGCCATCAATCTCGTGCACCGGGTTGTCATCAGCGATGAGGACGCCTCGAACTGGCCCGCTGCAGACATGGGCAATCTGGTCCAAGGTCTTGAAGCCCTGCGTAAGCTGTTCCACATCCAAACCGATGGTTCGCGATCAGTTTAACTTGCTAGGCAAGGCTCGTAACAAACTGATATTGTTAGTGATTATGCGATTTCAGCATTGACGGCACTATGCAAATACTCTAAACCTTCCGAAATAGAGACTTGAGAACTGCGCCCGGAGCCCATGGCTTTCGGGCGTTGTTCGTTT